TCAGTTTCAGAAAACTCAGGACGCTTAAGGTCTACACCACGAACCCAGTATCCTTCTGCTCTGAGTCGCTTGACCATATGACTTCCAATGAAACCACCAGCACCCAATACGAGTGCTTTCTTGACATACTGTGCCATAATATTTTTTATACTATATTATCTATTATACAAAAAAAGAGGGGTTTTGGCAACCCCCCTGTATTATTATTGATATTGTTTTACAGTGTCTCTAACATAACAAGGGACACCATCGGGGTCCAACCAGGCAGTATAATCATGATCCTCCATTGCGGTCATCAACTGCATCTCATTATCACAGAGATACATATCACGGTATTTACCACTGTATGAATCGACTTTCTGAATACGGCAGTCTGGTTTACCATTGGTCTCCAGAACACCTGCTTGGACATAACGATATGGGAATCGTTCAAGAAGAACAATTTGCTTGTTCATTGTGCAACCTCGGCAGTTTCAGTATCAAGATCAATAGCGATCTGTTCCATCATCATATCATAATCATCAAGAGCATCACCTGAGAATACTACGCCATCGCTCTCATAAAACTTACGAACTTTCTTGTAGAGTTTTGGATTCTTTACGTCTAGAAAGTATTCACCCTGTGCTGCTGAACGAAGGATGCTGAGATCCCTATTCTTGAACTTTTCGTTGAGTGCCATTGTTCTGTGTGTTGACCTGTCTATTATAAGGCATTGACGGGAATCCGTCAAGTGCTTGTTACAGGAGTCGAACCTGTTTTAATCCTGTTATGAGCAGGGCGCAATTACCGAAGTGCTAAACAAGCAAGTGGAACTGCCGGGAATTGAACCCGGTTCATACACTTATAAGGTGTAGGCATTAACCAATATGCGACAGTTCCATTAAGAACCTTCGTTGTGTTCCGTGTATATGCGTATGAGTTCATCATCCGCTGGAACCATTATAGCAGTATTCTTCCCGTTTGTCACACCTATACTCTCCCCATCTTCCACTCTGGAAATCAACTCTTCCCAGTTCTCTTGCCAATGTTCCACAGTGTAAATGTCCATCTTACATTTATATATGTGTATGATAATTATCAGGGTTCCTATCGCCGCTAATGCTGAACCCTGAAGGGCATTACCGCAGTCAATTTATTGACCCCCTCAGTATACTATTAATTATGTCTTTTGTCAAATGGTTCCCAATGCTGCCAGTCATACTTATGAACTGCCCACATTCCTAGGATAGGAACAAAGATTAAAATAGTTGAAAGGAACCCCAATCCATATGGGTTGTTCAATACTGTACCACAGAACCTAGCAAACTGTAACATTATTCTTGTAAAATTGAAAGTATAAAAATAAGTAATCCGAATGAACAATATAATGCTATGAGGGCGATGACCATGTTTTCCATAGTTCTAAAAAATAACGATCAACTTGATACAAGTCATTACCAGAAGGAACTTTATCAATATTCTTAGACCATTCCGTACATAATAATCTCATGTTATATGTTATTTTATTTGGTGTAAACATTCTAGCAAATGACGACATAGCAAACGCATGTCTCATCTTAATGCGCTGTTCCATTTCCGTCATATTTGTCACTTTCATAGTAGACATTTTCACCTTTTCTGTGCCCGAAATATGCGGTGGCACATAGAAAGGGTATGGTTCCCCAGAGTAAGACATCTGCTAAAGTCATTTAACATTTCCTGGTGATAAGGACTGAAAAATTTTAGAGCAAATATCGATAGCGTAAGGTGCTCCATATACGCCAGAGAAGATATAAGATATACCCAACTTAGAGCAGTACTTTTCTAGTTCAAGACATTTTGTTATATCGGTAGTACTATGATCAATAATAATATCACCTTCATCAAGTAACGGTAGTAACTCATCAAGTGTATCTTCTGCCTTTTGCTCAGGAAGTGTAATCTGAAAAATACCAGGGACTTTTCCTGCACTAGTATGTCTAAGACTATCAGATTTAACTGCTTGGACAAGATACTCTAATGAAGTTACACATCCACTAATGTATCCTGCTTCATATTGTCCACAAGCATTCTCATAACTACTACTACTATAACCCCAAACTTCAATTCCCTTTTCAATCATACGGCGGGACATACCTTCACCAGTACGACCCAAACCAATCATTCCAACTTTCATTTTTATTTGCCTCCTCTATATGGTAATGGCCAAGTAATATGTAGCGTGTAGCAAAGTAGGGTTATAAACCCGAAAACGAATAATGTACTCATAATGATATATTTAACCAGGGCAATAGTGGGGGTATAACTCCTATGAGCCGGAGGAGACCTTCAGCAAAAAGAGCGAGAACAACCCAACCCACACACATAGAAATAAGTCCAGCATTACGGTTGTGTCTACGAATTGCATCGTCAATCATCTCCTGACATTCTTGTCGTGTTATATGATAAGTAGAATTAATGTCAGTCATCCTGTGAGGTATTAGAATTTTTGGTTAAGTTGTCAATTGGGTCTGGATTACCCATAACAATCTGAACTGCTCTCTTATAGTAAAAATTATCCACGTTACCAGATTGCACTAATGCATCTTTAACTTTTACCCAATTGTCATAGGATGTCTGGTCCATTTAATTTTTCTTTAGGTATACAACACTATCTTATAGAATATTTATCCAAAGTCAACAAAATATCTGCATTTCTAGACAAAATTATCTTAGACTTAACATATACATTAAAAAAACATTAACGAATATCAAAATCTAACCGCCGAATCTTTCTTTTTCTTCTAGACTCTTGCCATTCCATGTCCGATGACGTTAGTTTTGTTTTTCTTTCCTGACCATTGTCAACCATAAGGATTTCGGATAAATCATTTGCTGAGATCTTATCACCCTTGATTGTAGTCATATTTGGACATCCACAGGATACCGGTTTTGACCCACGTCCTGTGAGTTCTTTACCGCACTGTTTGCATCTTATTCTTAACATTGTGCTGTACTATTAGTTAACTCCTCCAGCTGGAATCGAACCAGCAACATCCAAATTAACAGTTTGGCGCTCTGCCTGATTGAGCTATAGAGGATTGTTTTTCTTATTCCAACAGGGTTTACATAATGAATTGACCCACTTACCATCAGGGTCTTGATGTCCCACTTGAGGACACTCATTAGCAGCAGTCATTTTACCACAACTGCTGCATTTTGTTTTCCACATTTCCATTGAATTAGTTAGTCTTTACTTCAAGCATATATTCAACAGTGTTTGCTACATCATTCATAGCATCACGTAGCATGGGTTGCTGACCAGAAGTTTGTTCTACTTTGGTAACACCATTTTTAAACTCTTCACAAAGAGTCCAACGCCATTGTCCCATGCTTTTAGAATACCAGAGATTAATCTTCATCGTTAAAAAATGAACCGAATTGACCACTGCTACCAGGTTTTCTACTATCTAGCATATCCATAATCTCATCAAACTTTTTACATTGTTCCATGCTGATAAGGATATCTGACAACTGCTTGACTACTAAAGGTTTCTCATTTACAGCAGCAGATTTGATTGCTGCTCTTACATGAGATTCTGCCTCCAACAGATTATCCAAAGTGCTTTGTGAAAGTGCCATTCTTAGAATGCCGAAGGTTAATTGTCCCTTACGGGAAAGCGAGATACCAGAATCGAACTGGTGACGAAAGGTTGGAAACCTTTAGTTTTGCCTCTAAACTAATCTCGCAATATGGATATGATAACATATCCTTGGTCTGTCGTCAATAGATGTAATCAACCCATTCTTCATTGCTAGTGTTCTCTAGGTCCATCAGAATCTTACTGATAGGTGCCCTAGGAACCTTTGCAAGTTTCATACCAGTCTGTTCTAATAATTTATCTCCCTTCTTGACGTTACAAGTTGAACAAGCAACTACCAGATTCTCCCAGGTATCTTCCCCACCCTTGGACTTTGGTAATACATGGTCTATTGTAAGTTTTTTAGTTGCACCACAATACTGACAAGTATTTGCGTCTCTCTTGTAAATCAAACTCCGAGTAGGATACAAATTATTCATACGACGAAAAGGTATAATAACATAATTTACCAGACGTATTACCGTCTTTGAAATTACTTTTGCTTTCTCTTTATACAGGAGAACAACTGCCCTCTTCCAATTTGTAAAATGAAGAGGTTCATAAGAACTATTCAGAACCAGAACAGTCGAATAAGGCTGAATTGAATTCATAAGTTCATTTATCAAACACCCCGTGTAGGATTCGCACCCACGACCGCAGACTTAGAAGGTCCGTGCTCTGTCTCCTGAGCTAACGGGGCAAGTCTTGTTTGCGACTCTCCATTATTATACCAGGTCTATCCGGTGGAGTCAAGGGCAAAGTTATCAGACATAGTAAGGTGCTCCAAAATAGAACACCCACCAGAATACCTCTGATTATTCCCCTACGATCAGACTGTACCATTCTTCAC